GCTCCTGAAGATTTACGCAGGACCAGCAGCAGACCCGTCAACAGTTATCGCTAACTGTACGGATGCGAGTATTAGTATCACTCACGACCTGAGAGATATTACAACCAAAGACAGCGCAGGATTCAGAGAGCTAAACGAAGGTTTACGTTCTTACTCAATCAGTGCTTCAGCACTTTATGAAACTGATGCTTCAAACGATTTTCAATCTTTGTATGATACCTACATTGGTACACGTACAATCATCTTTTGGAAAATGGCAGAGGATGAAACAGGTGGTATCGTTTTGTCAGGATGTGGGTACATTTCATCTTTAGAATTGACCTCACCGGGAGCTGAGGATAATGTTTCATTTTCTTTGACTATCGAAGGATCGGGAGAAATTACAAGTTCAGAAGTAGCATAATGGAGTATATAGAAATCGACAACCAAGCACGACCTTTCCGCTTTTCATTAATTGCGATGAAAAAACTTTGCAAGCTCACATCCTCTACCCTATCGGGTTTAGGACAAGCACTTGATGATATTGACAACATTGTCACAATGATTCATATAGGGTTTGAGATGGGCGCAAAAAAGGAAGGTACAGAGATTGACTTTTCACGTAAAGATGTAGAGCAATGGCTTGACGATGATTATTCAATCATTGAGCAAGCTATGACCATCTTCGGAAATTCAATGACTACTGGAAAAAAGTAACTGAAACCAGCGACACCGAGGAATTGACATGGGGGAAAGTGATGTCGCTAGGTTTCTCTTACCTACAAACTGACATTTGGCATTTGACCTTTGAGGAGCTGTTTTATATGGCAGAAGGTCAAAACCAACGGTTGGAAGAAGAATACAAAAACTCATGGGAACAAACCCGATGGCTCGGATTTTTGACTATACAGCCACACCTCGGCAAAGGTTCCAAGATTCGCAAAGCTACGGATTTGATTCGCTTCCCTTGGGAAAAGAAACAGAAGAAACCTGTGGACTGGGCAAAGATTAAAAAGCTTGAAAAGCTGTTTGAATTTGAGGGTAAAAAAATAAAAAATGGCATTAGGTGATTTACTAATTAAAGTTGGTATTGATGGATCAAACATCAATAAGGACTTAGCTAAGATCAGGAGAAAGCTTGACAAATCGGCTGCTCGGTTCAGCTCTATAGGTGCTAATATTTCAATGGGAATATCAGCACCTTTGGGCATTTTAGGAACACAGGCGATTACAACAGCAGCAGAGTTTCAAACCCTTGAAACAGGATTACAAACGCTTACAGGCTCAGTTGATAAAGGAACAGCAGCATTTGAAAGACTAAAGGAGTTTAGCGCACAAACACCTTTCCAGCTTCAAGATTTAGTAGCTGCGAATAATACTATGATGGGGTTTGGGTTGACCTCAGAAGATGCGTTTACATCACTTAATCAGTTGGGTGATATCGCTGCGGTGATGGGCTCAGACCTAAACAGTATGTCCTTGGCATTTGGTCAGTCGGCTGCCTCTGGTGTTGCGATGACTGCGGATATAAATCAGTTCATCAATCAGGGTGTGCCGATGTATAAGCTTTTAGAAGATGTTACAGGGAAGAACACTAAGGAGCTTAAGAAGATGGCATCTGAATCCAAAATTACATTTCCACTAATCCAGAAAGCTTTAAAGGCTGCAACTGAAGAAGGTGGTATGTTTTTTGAGGGAATGAAAAAAGGTTCACAGACTTTAGGCGGTGTACTTTCAACCTTTAAAGATAAATTAGCATTAGCACTTGGAACGCTTGGAGAATCCATTGCCGAAACAATAAATTTCAAAGACGTTGTCGGTAAATTAGGCGATGCGATAGGGAAAGCAACAAAGTTTTTTGCAGGTCTATCAGATACAACAAAGAAGATAATAATCGGAGTTACCGGGGTTATTGCGGTGCTTGGTCCTTTAATGTTTGGGCTGGGCGGTTTGGTCAATGTTTTAAGCTCTGCAACGTCAGGATTGCAGCTACTAAATAGCAAGCTATTGACCAACCCTTATGTATTGGCTGCTGCTGCTGTTGCTGCACTCACATTAGGTATTAGAAGGATGCTAAAAGAGCAAAACAGAATCCCAGACATGCGGAAAAACATAGACAAGGCTATTGAAAAAAATAGTATGTCTTATGTTAAAGAGAAAGTAAAAATTAACAACCTTCTAAAACCAGTTAACAACTTAATGCTATCTACAAAACAAAGGGAGAAAGCATTAAAAGAATTACAAAGAGAATACCCTAAATACTTTGATGATTTAAACATTGAAGAGGGAAAGGTGCTTGATGTTACCGAAGCATACGACAAGCTAATAGAGAAACTAAAAACTACAGCTCGACAAAGAGCCATATCGTCAATGCTCGAAGACCTACAAAAAAGAAAGCTTGACATTGAGATGGACTTAGGGATGAAGTTCGATGGTAAAGGTTTTGACGAAATTAGGGATGAGGTAGTAAAAGCAGGTAGAGAAGGCTCTAAGTCATTCGGACAAAGGTTCAAAAACACCATTAAACAAATGCTGACCGATATGGGTGTTGGCGAGTTTACCGAAGAATGGCAACAGGCACAAAGAGCAGTCCAAGAGTATATCAATCTTCAGGATGAAATTAAAAGATTGACTGACATGGTTGATCCTGCTGCCATAGAAGAAACAAACAAGCAGCTAACCAATACAGGCAAAGCATCAGGCAAAGCATCAGAAAAAACCCGAACATATAGAGATGATCTAAAAGACGTTGACAGCTTATTGCGTGATAAAATTATCCACAACTACGCAGCATTAGCGGATAAGATGCAGATTGTCCGAGAAGAAATGGAGCGAGTTTCTAAAGCAGGTAAGAACAATCAATTTGGTGAATCGGTTGATGACCTTAGAGAGAAATATAACAAGCTACATGATGAGTTTACACTAGAAAATATAGACCCTTCAAAAACAGGCGAACAATACATGTCTGCGCTTGGCGAATGGTCCGAAGACCAAACACTGGTTCTAAGACCAAAGCTTGCAAAAGTAAAACCAATTAAAACCGAGTTTAGCTTTGAGAATGTAATGGGTGCGCTTGATTCGCTTGGACTAGGAAATGAGCTTAGTTCAGCATTTCAAAACCTGTTTGATAGCATCGACAAAAACTTAGAAAAAAAAGGAAAGCAGATAGGCGAAAAGCTAAAAGCTGGCTTTATGATTGGGCTGGGTGCGCTTGAGCTTATTGGACAAGGTTTTGATAATATGCTAAATGCACAACAGCGCAAACTCGACAAAGCTCACGAGCTGGAAATGAACCGCATTGATGCTTCAACAGCAAGTGAAGAAGTAAAACAAAAGCGCAAAGCGGTTGCAGAAAAACGCTACGAGAAGCAATCAAACGCAATTAAAAAGAAGATGGCGCAAAGAGATAAAGCAAGAGCAATCTTTGAAGCTACCATAAACACAGCTGCAGCGATAGCAAAGGTAGCTGCAAATCCTTTCCTTGTTCCAGTCGTGGCAGCGTTAGGAGCAGCGCAAGTCGCTATGATTGCAGCAACACCAATTCCAATGGCAAAGGGTGGTATTTTATCAGGGCCCACAAACATTCTAGCAGGTGAATACATGGGAGCGAGAAACAACCCGGAGATTATCGCACCACTTGACAAGCTTCGCAATATGATAAACACAGACCAAAATATAAACCTATCAGGTTCATTTAGATTGACAGGTGACGATTTACTTTTGGCGGTTGAACAAGCTAACAAAACACGCCAACGTCAGGGCGGTATAACTTTATTTTAATGGCATACGCACTTAGATACAGTACAGAATTCAAAAGCTCACTTGATAGACAGTATAAAATAGAACTGTTCCAAGATGGATACACAGGAAGCGTGAGTAATCCGGTTGTGGATGACAACGGTTTTATCCTGACATATACATCGGACTCTTCTGATTCGGGCATTATGCAGCGTGTGATGGGTAGCACTTGCAAAGTAAATTATTTTCTTGATGACTTGACAATACTGGCAGACCTTGCAGAAGCAACGGATAAAACGTTTCTACTGAAGATCAGTAAATTAAACTTTGGCAGTTACCTTGATGAATGGATAGGATATGTTCACCCTGACTTGTCGGGTTATGCTGATGAGCCATTCCCTACGCTCGTAGGAATATCTGCAAGTGATGGATTTGGCTGGGCAAAGTCATACCCTTTTGCAGATTTCCAAAGCGGTGACCCTGAGCCATACGCAGGAAGATTTAGTCACATACTACTTTTACAAAGGTGTTTGACAAACATTGGAATAATTTTGGAGATGTCAGCACCTTCTCCCCTTGCTGTCAAAGGTTCGATTCGTGGTGATACGCATGGGGTTTCCGATGCATGGCTAGAAGAAACTTACGTGGATGCTGAGATTTTCAGCAGGTGTGAACCTGTGCCAGATACGTACAACCCACTAACAGGAGATTCAGAATTTACCTACACCTATTCGACCATATATGAAGTCTTAGAATACTTGTGTAATTTTTGGGGGTGCAGGCTGTTTCAATCTTCCGGGACGTTTAACTTTATCCCTACCACCTCAAACTACCAATCTACCTTATTGGTTGACTTATACGGCTTAGGTTCGGTTACTCGTTCAGGTACAAGATCAGCAACCACTACCCTGCCATCATCATTCTACCAAAGATTAAAAGGTGGTAGGTTTCAATATTTCCCTGCAAAGAACAACGTAAGAGGAACATACAATTATTTTCTTGACCCTGTATCTGAGCTAAATCCAAAGCACTCCCGACAATCGCACACCGTAGAGGGTTATTATCCTTGCACGATTGATTATACGATTGACATCAATTCTGTACAGTATTTCATAGCGAAGAAAAACAACCCCTTCCAAGATGGCTCGTATGGGGAAATCATGCCACCATTAGGGAATACAGTACGATTTATAAACGCTTACAAAATCACTCTCAATAATGAATGGTTTTATTATAACAGAGTAGTTAAAGTAAGTCCAAACACAACCACATCCACACCTCGCTGGGTTAGAGATGTAACAGAAGTGTTTTCCAATCTTACAGGATCAGTCCTTGATATTTCGGGAATGGATGGCGGACTAATGCCCGATAGGGAGCAGGTCATATACTTAGAAGCGAACGGTGTCCCACAAATTCCGGGCGATGATTTTACGGTTGACTTGGTAGCCAAAACCATCACACTCACAAACATAACTTTAACGACACAGGACACCTGCGAGGTTACTTTTATGTATTCAGAGTATGCAGTCTTTCATGTTATATTAACATCTACACCTTCGGGCGTAGGTGCTTTGTATAATCAACAAGTGGTGCTTGCTGCTGGTCCTGTGACCTTCACAATACCGCCAGCACCTAACAAAGGGACTTTAGAAATTACCTCACTATTCACAGCACGTCCAATCTACTCCTTTACGACAGGCGATAACATTTACTTTCCAAGAACTCTAATGCTAAATGATTTTGCACTACCACCAAATTCAGGAATTATTACCAGTTTAGATATTATATACGTCAAGTTCTTTGAAGAACCCGACACCACAACAATAGTCGCCACGTATGACTGTGTGCCACCTAATAATGGTTCAATTAGCTTTTTAGCAACAAACGACCTGCCCGAACAATCAGACAGTACAGACATTGAGTTTGCTTCAGGGGACGGAATTTTCCCTACATTCATAAATACATCAGGGGTACAAGAGGAGGACACCACACAGACATTTTGTTTGACTCGTACAGAGTTAGACCTGCAAACATTAGCAAGCGAATGGACGTATACCACACCTTCGGGCGGTGTGATAATCGGACGACATCACGAGCTTATTCCTAAACTGCACGTTTATTTACAACAAAC